GTTTGGTCGATTAATGCGGCAATTTCATCACATAGATTCTGGATTTCACTGTCCTGCGGCAATTGCTGTCGGCCTTGCGCAAAATACTGTCCAAAAACCTGCAATTCTTCTAGGGGTGTGGCTGCTGGCCCATGATAAGTGGTCGGGTATTCGAGGATCACCGCATACTTGCCCTGCATCGATTCGAGCAAAGTGTCCACCAGGTCACTTAGGCGGTCATAGAATTCACCTAATGCAATATGATCGGAATACGATTTTGCTTGCCAATGCAGAATGTGAGTGTTCGTTATCGTATGCAGGATCGTCAAAATGAAATCAGCTACTGCGTCCATGATATTCCTAAGTAGGTTAATACGTTTCTTGCGGCATTCACCTTCCAAGGTCGCAGGGTAGGTGTTCGGGCTATTTTAATCCACTCCACGATCTGACGTATATGGGCATCATCAAATGCTTTACCTCGGTCATCCTGGGATGCATTGCCTTGGTCTAGCCATTTGTGGCAAGCTGCACACCCCCACACTGTATGGCAGTCGGAGGCTTTCTGACCCATTCCCTTGCCATCAGCGCCTGAGTTACTGTGACACGCCACAATAGTCTCGACCCCCCCCTGGCAAAAATTCTCGACCTGTAAAAGGCATTTTTCTCCTTGTGCTAGTTTTAGCAGTGACTTATCCCGATAAATCATATACGCATCTCTGTTCGCTTGGTGTATTCCTGTGTTTTCCAGACTTCCACCTTCATCTTGGCTGCTTCAAGCATATATTTCATACGTTCTTCTGCTTCTACGGCTATCTTCATTGCTTCTAACTGCTGCAAATAGTCAGGGTGACTGTAGGCATACGTTTCTTTTGCTCCAAGGCTGCTAGAGTCACTTTTGTTCATCAATGATGCCTTCAAATACTTTAAATAGCCCTCAATGTGGACTCGGTTACTCTTGGCCTCTGCGTACACTCCTGCGTTTTTTTGAATGTACTCTATTGCGCGTGTTGGGTCTATGTCCATGCTATTCCTATAAATGTTTGTCTATCAATGCTTGTACACCGGCCTGGATGTCTCCATCACCCATCTCCAGCAAGGATAAACGTTGAATGTTGTTTAAACGCAGGTCAACCACTGGAGCCTTCTCTCTTGGCCTTCCTGCGCCTGGTCTTGCACCACCCCATTGCTTTCTGGGGCCAACCATCTCATTGCGGAGCTTTTGCTTGAGCCAGCTTGGTTTTGCCACGTTTGGTCATCTCTAATGCTTTTGCCGCTAGGATGGTTGCATCTTCGCCATTTGCGACTTTTTTTGCGACTTCTACAAGGGTCTTATAAGTCTCGCGTTGGTGGATGCGATACAGGCGTTGGTATTCAACTGAGGTCATATCTTTAATCATGGGTGGCTTTCTTCACGGTACTTGTGGTCATAAGGAATATCAGCACCGTCCCAAAACAGACGGTTATTCACTTCCTCTTCAAAAAAGTCTATGGTTTCTTTATGCAAAATGTCCATAAACTCTACTCCCTTATGTTTAATCGAAATGATATAAGCATGAGTGGATTCTTTAGCGTCAACCCAATCAATCTCGTACTCGATTAAAAACGTTGCGCCTTCGTAAGTGTATTCAGTAGTGTTCATTCTGTTACCTCTATTTCAACGTAACGAGTAGCGCGTTCAACTGCGTTTTTCAACGTAACACGAGTACAAATCATGTTAAGTTTTGCGTTGAAAACAGCATCAGGCAATGGATTGGGAATGCTATCAAAGTAGACAAACAGACCTTCTACTTCTTTATGCATATCAACCAATTGTTTTAAGGAAATTGTTATCATTAAAAGCTCCAAGTTAGATCAGCAACTTGCTGACGAATGTGATCTTACTCCGTTTTTTCGTTTTTTTTCTAGGTGTTTACCCTAATATACAACGTTGAAAAACCGTGTTAACGTCCAAGGATGAATCTAGAACAACTTGAAACAGAACACGCCGAGCAGCTAGTCTCAGAGGCTATAGACCGTGCTGGATCGTACTCCCAGGAGCATGACCTAGATGCTGCTGTGATTGCTCTGCTTATCAGGGCTTTAGAGGTTGCTACCAACAAAATCATCAACGTAAATCAGGTTTACCAATGACATATCTCACGACAGAAGAAGCTCAATGTCTTGGAAAGCACCAATTTCCAACACACAACATTGCCAAGGCCAGCATCAAAAGGCATCCTAGTGATGCGCTGGACGTCTTTCGTTGCCCACATTGCGGCTTCTATCACATAGGCCATGCAATCCCAAAAAATCGTAACTTGAAAAGAGCCCAAAAGTAATATATTATGGGGCCACGGCTACCTTTAGCGGGGGAAAAGACGTCTTATCACCGTCCTGCCGATGACTCCTTTTTGTGATAACAAACCGTGATAAAGGTTGCAAAATGCACTACTACCAGTTCAATATTGGGGACTATCAGTCCCATACTTCCCACCTTTCAGAGACAGAAGATTTGGCTTACCGCCGAATGCTTGATTGGTGCTATCTCCACGAAAAACCGTTACCAGTAGATCCTGCAGAGATTTCTAGGTTAGTTCGTATGCGAACGCATAGCGAAAGCATTGCGATTGTATTGCGAGAGTATTTTGAACGTAGGGATGAAGGGTGGATAAACTTAAGAGTTATTCAGGAAATCTTGAAGGTTGGCATCAAGTCTCAAAAGGCTAGTGAGAGTGCTAAAGCTAGGTGGAGCAAGCCAAAGGATGCGAACGCATTGCCAACGCAATCCGAACGGTATGCTACACAAGACACATTACCCAAGACCCAAGACACAAAACCCAAGAAGACAACAATAGAAGCACCAGCTGGTGTAACGCCTGGAACTTGGACAGCCTTTGTACAACAAAGAAAAACGAAAAAAGCTCAAATCACCCAATTGGTGCTTGACAGCATCACCAAGCAAGCATCTCTTGCAAGTTGGACTCTCGAAGATGCGTTGAAGGAAATCGTTGTTCGCAACTGGACATCTTTTAACGCTGAGTGGGTCAAAGGTAAACCAAAAAACGATTTTATGAAAGGTTTGATATGAGAGGCCATGAACACATCATTGAACTGCGGAAACGTAGATTGCTTCCTGAAAGCATCTTCATTGAAGACTACCCAACCCCTTTGACAGACTGGTATGAAAACGGAGAGTACCCCCATGTGTGTGTACACGAAGACACGATAGAAACCCTTGATTTGCGGTTTTTAGTCGGTGCAGTAGTCCACGTATCAAGTGAGTCAGAAAGTCGCGGGAAAGCCCTTTTAAACGCTTGTGTGAGGCATGGAGCAAAGACAGTCATTGCTTGTCAAACAAAACAAGTGATGCTAGAGAAATGGGAAGTCTGCTGGATGGAGGTTTTTAATGGGTAAAGTAATTCCAATAAACGTTTTTGAAGTGGAGCCTTGGTTGTTGAAAAAACATTACGCTAAAAGGATGTGTCCTATTTCTCATGCGTTTGGTTATTACGAAAACAACGAATTAATTGGAATAATTACTTACGGAGTTCCGTCAAGTTCAAATTTAAGGTCAGGCATTTGTGGACATGAGTACAAAGATTCAGTCTTGGAGTTAAATCGTTTATGTTGTAAAAACGAAAAAAATATTGCGTCTTTTTTAATTTCAAATTCACTTAAACAACTTAAAAAACCATGCATTGTTGTGAGCTATGCAGATACCCATCAAGGCCATGTAGGTTATGTATATCAAGCAACTAATTTTATTTACACAGGTTTAAGTGCAAAAAGAACCGATTGGAAAATTAAGGGAATGGAACATTTACATGGAACAACCATAGCTGACATGAGTAGAGGAAATCAAAATAGAGCAGATTGGATGAGGGAAAAGTTTGGAGATGATTTTTATTTACAAGAAAGATCAAGAAAACATAGATATATTTATTTTTTGGGAAACAAATATCAGGTTAAAAATATGAAAAAAAAACTTTTATATCAAATTGAATCTTATCCTAAAGGAGAATCCAGAACATATGATTCTGGTGTAAACGTTAAAACTCAACAATTATTATTTGAGGCATAGTATGGCTAATTACTTGGACGACAGTATTGATTTCACCCAATACTTGAAGGAAACTGACAATCAAACAAACGTAAAAAACGCATTTTTGTACATTCCTGCCATCAAAAAGCAGATGCGAGATTCCAGCAAAGAACGTAAGATTTGGATGCCGTGGGAGAAAGCAAACGATTCTTTTTACTTCCGACCAGGAGAGGTGACAGTCTGGGCAGGGATGAACGGACATGGCAAGTCCCAAATCACTGCACAGATAGCAATGCACCTTCTTAAACAACGAGAAAAGGTCGCTATTGCAAGCTTTGAGATGAAACCTGCTCAAACCATACGTTTGATGTCTCGGATGTACATAGGAACTAACCCATTCACTCCTGAGTACCAAAATGATGAGGGATACGAAGTTCTCGACCTACTGTTAGACAAGTTTGGGGCTTGGTCTAAAAACCTGTGGATTTACGACCAGACCGGTACAACAAACGTTGAAACCGTAATCGGTATGACTAGGTACTGTGCCAAAGAGTTGAAGGTCAACCACATCTTCATTGATTCACTTATGAAAGTTGTTGGCTCAGAAGAGGATATGACCGGACAGAAGATGCTGGTAGCGGAATTGTTCTCAATCGCAAAAGACCACAACGTACACATCCACTTGATCCACCATGTTCGTAAACCGGCAAACGAAAACGTTGTTCCTGACAAA